TATAGTTGTCGTCCTGCACGGGATGGCGTAACATAGAACGGCTTGGTAAGGGCGCGCTCGTGCAAGCGCGAAAGAGGATTGACCCCCTCTTCCCTTACCAAGCCGTTTTTCATTTGGAGCGAAGATGGACGTTAATACGTATCCTCCAGAGCTTGCGTATGTGTTCGGAAAACTCGCTATTGCGATGAATAGCCGAGGGCAGAAGATATACAAGACAGATCAACGCTTGATAGTTACGACGCTTCGGACAACCGAGGTATCAAGATACCGAGAGGTTGCGGCACAAGTGGCGAGGATTGAATAATGAGCGACAATAAAAAGTATTATTACCTTAAAATGAAAGAAACGTTTTTTGATGGCGAAGAGATGAAGATATTAGAGAGCCAGCCTAACGGTGTTATATATCAAAACCTATACCTTAAAATGTGCCTACTTTCTCTTAAATCTGGCGGAGCGTTACTTTTCAAGGATACGCTTCCTTATGATGTAGTGATGCTTTCATCGGTTCTAAGGGTGAATATAGACACGGTAAAAAATGGCATTGAAATATTTGAAAAGATGGGTCTTGTAGACATTATTGATAATAAAACTATTTACATGAGCGACATTCAATCGTTGATAGGACAATCATCGAGTGAGGGAGAAAGAAAGAAGCTTTATCGCGCTAAGATTAAGCGCATAAAGAAGATAACAAGCGGACAAACGTCCGGACATTCGTCCGCACTTGTCCCACAAAAAATGGGACAACGTACACCAGAGTTAGAGTTAGATTCACAATTATATTCAAAGACAAAATCAAAGCGAAGTAATGTATTCGTAAAACCAGAAATAGACGAAGTAAAAGAATATTGCCAGGAAAGGAAAAACAGGATAGACGCTGAACGCTTTATTGATTACTACGAATCAATCGGATGGATGGTAGGTAAAAAGAAAATGAAGGACTGGCGCGCCGCTGTCCGCACGTGGGAAAAGAACGATAAGGAACGTAAGCCTGATATCGGTACATACACGCGCCCGAAGTGTAAATGCGGCGGAGAGTTCAACCCCGGCGGATTCTGTACGAAATGCGGGGCGGAAATATCATGAACCTATACGACGTAGAGTCAGAGCGCGCCATACTCGCCGCCATGATGATCGACTCAAGCGTTATAGAACGCCTCATGACCGAGATAGGCGAAGAGTATTTCACGCGGGAGGTTCACCGAAAGATATTCTCTGAAATCGTGGGTCTTCACCGTTCGCGTCAACCTTCGGACCTCAAGGCCGTTCATACCCTCTTTTCATCGAGGGACGACGGGCCTACGGCGATGGAAGCCGTAGAGATCCATGGTTCGATACCGACCGCGGCGAATGTCGATTACTACTCGAATATCGTAAAGGACTTCGCCTTGCGCCGTCTCGTGCTTTCGATATCAAGCGACGCGGCTGCGAGGGTGAAGCGAGTTGACGAGACAGGAACGGCTATCGCGGTTGACGTTGAAAAGCAGATATCGGCGGTCAATCTTCGCTCCTGCGGGAGCGAGTACAAGAAAGCGGTCCAATACCTCGGGGACGTGTGCACTGAGCTTGACTGGGCAATCGAGACATACGGTAAAATCAGGGGCGTAGATGCTCCATTTCCTAGCCTTGACGACGTGACGGGATTCCGAAACGGGGAATACATCATCATAGCCGCTCGCCCGTCTCAGGGTAAGACCGCGATGGCCTTGAACATGGTGGAAGAAATAGCCGTCCGCCGTAAGGTTACAACCGGCATGTTTTCGGTGGAGATGAGCGCAAAGCAGCTTAACTTCCGCATGGTCTGCACGTTAGCCGGCTTCTCTACCTATGGCGTATCGCAGGGCCTTTACCGAAGCACGCGGGACAAAGAACGATTATCGGTAGCCCTTCAAGTAGTTTCGCAAGCTCCTCTCTACATAGACGAGACAAGCTCTTTGAAGCTCTCAGAGCTTAAAACGAAGGCGCGCCGCATGGTCCGCGTTGACGGGTGCAAGATCATATTCGTTGACTACATCGGATTGATCGACGCCGAACAGCCTAAGATACCGCGACATGAACAGATCGCCGAGATAAGCCGAAACATAAAGACGCTAGCGAAGGAATTGGACATCCCTATAGTCGTCCTATCACAGCTTACGCGCGACACTGAGGGGAAGCGTCCTACGCTTAACAGCCTTGCGGAGACGCGGAGCCTTGAGCAAGACGCGGACGTAGTGGCCTTCATTCATCGCGAGCGACTTGAAGACATGGAAAAGGAGCAACGCGAGGAATGCGAACGCGACGGAATACCGACCGAGTTGATCGTAGCCAAGAATCGCAACGGTCCGACGGGGATAGCTCAACTAGTATTCCACCCGAGGCTAACCAAGTTCACAGACACGAAAGGGAGGATGCAGGAATGACTTTTGCACTTCACCGACACAAGGAGTATAATTAGCCATGAACATGCAGGAAGTGAACGCGCTTATCAAACAGCGAGACGAGTGGAAACGGACATGGGTTCAAGCCAAACTAGTCACCGAACGACTCGGAGCGCAGATACTCGAACTTTTCAAGGATTCGTTCCCTATCGGATCAACGGTAACCAAGGACGGCGAAAAGTACCAGGTCGGCGCCTGCGATCGCGACATGCTTTTCTGCTACAAGATCGGGGAAGGTCCGATCGACAAAGATACCATGTTCGGATTGAAGCCGGACGAAGTGGAGCTTATGCCATGAATCATCGCTTTTACAACGAAGACGAGAAGCGCGCCCGGGCCGTGAGAGTCGAGAACCTGAAAGCGGCATACGCGGACCCGGAGAAGCTGAACCAGGGCGTGCAAGGGCTTTCGGAGAAGATGGCGCAACTCGTCATCGATGGTACCTTCGGGGTGAAGAGAAGGGGAGAAAAATGAGGCTTTACAAGATTTATAGCGGGTTCGAGGGGTTTTCTGCCGTATTCTGTTTGGTCATCGCCAAGAACGAGAGCGAGGCTATAAGTCTTGCGATTGAGAAGTTTTCAGACTACACGCATTGTACGGCAGAAGTCGTATTCGATGACTTGACCGTAAGCAAGTCGTCCGAACCATCAGAGTGAAGAGAAGGACGGAATAGGATGAGCGACGAAGAAGCGAAAGGACCCGGAGGACAACCCACAAAATACGACTCCGCAATATGCGAAGGATTCGAGAAACGATTCGAGAAGGGCCAATCCATCCTTGAAGTCGCCGTTTCACTCGGGGTAACGCGCCAGACTCTTTACAACTGGGCTAAGGATCATGCGGAGTTCTTTGACGCTCTTACACGCGCGCGGGAAGTTTCGCAAGCATGGTGGGAAAAGCAAGGCCGGGAGCACCTTTTCGACCATGAGGAATACGACGCCGAAAACCACGTATCCACGAAAGACAAGTTCAACGACCGGTTATGGACGATCAACGTTTCCAGGCGCTTCAAAGCTGATTGGTCCGAAAAGATAGACATAGAGCATTCCGGCAGCATCACGATAAACATCGATGGCGACGACGCAAAGCTTTAAGAAAACCGAAAAGCAGAAAGAGGCCGTCCGCCTCATGTCCTCCTGCACGACTTCCCTTCTTGAGGGAGGCGGCCGTAGCGGGAAGACTTTCATAACCTTGCGGTCTATTCTGATCCGCGGGCTTCAGTACCCAAAGACAGACCACCTTGTGTGCCGGTTCCGGTTCAACCACGCGAAGCAGTCTATTTGCTTCCAGACCATGCCGAAGGTGTTGGCCTCAATGGGCTTGACCGGTCGCGTTGATCTTAACCGCACCGACTGGATATACAGCCTCCCGAACGGGTCAACGATATGGATCGGCGGGCTAGACGACAAAGAACGCACGGAGAAAATACTCGGACTTGAGTACGCGACCGAATACCTTAACGAAGCCTCGCAGATTTCCTATGATTCTTACGAGACGATACGAACCAGGCTTAACCCTCCGAAAGGCGTACCGTCTCGATTGTGGATGGACTATAACCCGCCGAGCATACAGCACTGGGGATACAAGATATTCCACAACCGAAAGTTTCCCGATGGTCGGGACGTACCCCAAGACGATTTCAAGTTTATGCGGATGAATCCCTCGGACAACATGGAGAACATATCCGAGGAGTACCTGAAGAACCTGGAAACCCTATCCGCTTCAAAGCGTCGCCGATTCAGGGACGGCGAGTATTCCCTCGATTCCGGATCTTTGTGGAAGCGCGCATGGATCAAATACGGCGATCCTCCGCCCGCGATGTACCGTATAGTCATAGGTGTTGACCCTGCCGGAAGCGTTGCGGGGGACGAGATAGGTATCGTCGTGGCTGGACAGTTCGAGCAAGACTTTTGGATCCTTGACGACTATTCGTGCCACGGGACGCCCGCAGAGTGGTCCGCCGAAGTTGCGTCCGCGTACCAGAAATGGAACGCCGATCTTGTGGTAGCTGAAAAGAACTACGGCGGAGACATGGTAGAGCACACAATCAAGACGGCGAATCCTATCTTGAATGTTCGGCTCATCAACTCGTCACGCGGAAAGATCGTGCGCGCCGAGCCGATAAGCGCACTCTATGAGCATGGCCGAGTAAGCCACCGTATACCGTTCCTAGACCTGGAAGACGAGTATTGTGTATATGAACCTGGCTCCGACTTCTCACCCGGGCACCTTGACGCGGCCGTGTTTGCGCTTACGGAGCTTTCCGGGGAAGGCGTGTCTATGTTCGACGTTATCTGATGATGTATTGTAAACGCGGGAAAACGAGGTTATTATAGCGGATATGAGCAAGAAGCAACACGCTCGCGCGCGGATTGATAATTCCTTGACCGAGTTGGTCGCCGCTATAAACATCCAGGCGACGGGCGGCTCTTCTCTCTCGGCGTACAACACGATAGCGTTTTCAAACAACTATGCGCTTATCACGCTTAACCGCATCATCCTTACCTATCTTTTCTCTGGCAACGGCATCTTTCAAACCGCCGTCCAGCTTCCCATCCAGGACGGACTCGCGAAGGGAATCAAGATAGAGTCCGCGCAGATGGCGCCAGAGGACATCGACCAGATCCTTGATTGGTTCGAAGAACATGACGTATGGTCCGCAATCCTGAACACGAAGACATGGGCGCGCTTGTATGGCGGCGGTGGGCTTATCATCAACACCGACCAGGACCCCGACAAGCCCATGAACATGAAGCGGATCAAGGGAGCTCCGATCGAGTTCTATGACGTTGACCGGTGGGAACTGTCCATCGCAGGCACGACGGACCACGACTATCTAAGCTTCGACGACATGACCAAATCCGACGCGCTGTACCTCAATGGACAATCAATCGACCGGTCCCGCATTATCCTCATGATGGGTAAGCGGGCCCCGTCGTTCGTCCGCCGACAGCTTCGCGGGTGGGGAATGTCCGAGGCCGAGCGCATGATTCGGGACCTTCAGAATTATCTCAAGACGCAAGATGTGTTGTATGAAATCCTGGACGAGTCGAAGATCGACGTATATCACATCAAAGACCTCGCGAACAAACTCATGACCGCGGGGGGAGCGAACCAGATCAAGGAGCGGATCCGGCTTGCGAACGAGTTGAAGAGCTACGTCAACGCGCTCATCCTTGACCAGGCCGAGGAGTTCCAACAAAAGACTTTGACTTTCGCGGGCCTTGCGGACGTGATGAAAGAGAACCGGATAGGCGTCGCGGCCGCGTTCCGTATGCCACTGACTAAGCTATTCGGCATTTCCGCGACGGGCTTTTCCACTGGCGAGGAAGACCTCGACAACTATAACCAGATGGTCGAGAGCGAGATACAGACCCCCTTGCGCCCTGCTATCCGCAAGGTCATCGAAATCGCATGCCTCAACTTGTTCGGTTATATTCCCGAGTTCCGATTCAGCTTCCCGCCGCTTAAGGTGCTACCGGAAACGGATCGCGAGCAAATCGCGGAATCCAAGACGAACCGCCTTCTTGCTCTGTACGATCGCGGCCTTATCACGGACGGCCGGAAGATCGGCGACGAACTTGCGAAGGAAGAGGCGATCAGCGCCGACCTTGCCGCGGCGTTCCAGGTAAAGGCGATCCCTCCGAACGGGTCGGAGTCCGTAGCGCCCGCGCAGACTCAGGGCCTTTCCGCGTTCAGCAAGGCGAAGGACGCGATAAAAGGCGTGGTAGAGAAAGTAAGCGGAGGGAAAAATGGTCGAGCTTGAACGGGACAGACTTGAAAGGGGCAGGCGCAAGTATTCACTGAATAACGCAGAGTTCAAGGAATTGGACCATCCGCGCGGGGAAGATGGAAAGTTTGGAAGTGGTGGGAAATTAGGGGAAAAAGAAGAGAAACAAAAGAAAGAAATGTCGTTTTCAGAACATGAACAATCACTTAAAGATAAATATGGTGAAGGATATTTAGGTAAGATTACTGAAGAGGAAAAAAACAAAAGAATTGAATTATGGCAAAAAGGAAACAAAAAGGCCAAAAAGGGCCTCCCCACAAGAAATGTTAAACAAATATCGCCTAAGATGGCAAAAGAATATTATGATTCAAATATCATACCAGATGGGTGGTTTGTTCACGGAAGGAGCGGAAGGCAAGACCTTAACACAGGACATGTAGTTCAGTTTTCAAAAGACTGGGGAGTAGCCGACCAGTATGCAGGGAAATCAGGGTCTAAATGGATGGCATCTCCAAAAAACGAAGCAGATGTATTTGATGCTACAGACCAGGAAGAAACGAGTAAAACAGCCTCAATGCTTATAAAAGACTTTGAAGAAGATTCTAAATTACTATCTCCCAATGTTAAAAACATTATTAAAAATTTATTATCTAATACAAGCAGAGAGGATGCAATTTCTCAAATAGCAAACGAAATGAATCCTTCAAACATAGTAGATTCTGCTGGATTTTGGGATGCAGAAGAAAGCTCTTTGATGAACTGGTTTTATGATAGAACCGGCAAAGGCTTTATTATTACAAAAAACGGAGCAGTTGCCATTGACCCGGGAACAATAAATGCAACAAAGGTAGAGTAATGGCCGATCTTAAACCTGAATACTTCGAGCCCATAGAATATGACATACTCAATTTCCTATATGCGCAATTCTACAAGCCTATTCTTGAAATCACCGATCAACCGAAAAGCCTAGTCAATTCTACATCCGCGGTAATATCGGCGCTCCGTTCGGGTAGGATCCAATACGACGCTGGCGAGTTCCGCGGAGAGTTCAACATAGGGATATCGCGCGAGCTTTCGGCCTTTGCTACGTTCGACCGACGATCCCGCACCTGGAAAGGCAACCCGCCCCCCGACGTGAAAGCCGCCGCGATCGTGGCGAATGGTAAGCGCTCCGAAATCGTCGGACGTCTCAATTCAGCTTTACTCGACATCGAAGCGAAGATCGACCGACAAATCGAATCGTTAGGCTTCGGATTGGACATGCCGCTCTTCGCGATGGAGGGTGGCGTAAAGAAAGAGCTTGAGGGCGTTGGCATTTACTCCCCGCTCACCGATGGCGAGAAGAAAGCCATGCGCGACCGGTACACCTTCAACCAACAACGCAACGTAAAGAACTGGGCGCCCGATCAAATCGTCCGCCTCCGCGACATGGTCCAGCAATACCAGATGACGGGGGATAACCGAAGTTTGCGCGAGATGATTGAAAGCGAATGGGGCGTGTCGTCAAACAAGGCCCGGTTTCTGGCACGGCAAGAGACCTCGCTTTTCTTCTCGGACCTTCAGCTTGACCGCGCGGGCCGCGCCGGAGTTCGTCGATATCGGTGGTCAACGTCGCACGATTCCAGGGTCCGCCACGACCACAAGGACTTGCAAGGTCAAATCATATCGCTCGACAATCCGCCGATAGTGGACAATCGAACGGGGCGAAGGGCTCACGCGGGAGAAGACTATAATTGCTTCCCCGGCTTCGTTCGCGTCGGAGCAGAAAAAATAGAAAAGGCTTATAAGCGTTTTTATTTCGGGAAAGTATTAGTCATAAAAACGGCCAATGGCCTTAATCTCACAGTTACGCCCAATCACCCTATACTCACCAATCAAGGATGGGTCGCTGCGAACTTGATTGATGTAGGCGGATACGTACTCACCATGCCTTTCGGAAAGATACCTAAGATACTTAATGTGGACATAAATGACCGCCCACCCGTTTTTAGAAAGGTATTCAATTTTCTGAGAATCTCTTTTACGAAGAAAAGGACCGCAGGAATTGACAAGCAATTCCACGGCGACGGGCGGAGCTCCTATGTCGATATTATATCTACCGACAGCAAGTTGCTTTATACCGACAATGCCGTTATTAGAAAGCATATCGAAAAGCTCATTTTCTCCTTCCCCAAGATATACAAGGCTTTTTTGTCTATCAATGGCTCTCTGAATCAATTCCGGCTCTGGTCTTTTGATGCCTCTAACGGAATCATGGGCGGCGCGTGTAAGATGCTCAATTTGTTCAGGGGTTGCTCTGGACATTCTGGCATACATTCCCTCGCTTCTATTCCTGATATGTATACCCTTCATTCTGAGAAATCTATTGACGGTGCTTCTCTCAATTCCATAAACGACAGACAAAAACTTGCAGGACTCACCGTTGACGTAACGAGAGACAAGGTCATCAATGTACGGCGGAGTTGGTATCTTGGACATGTTTACAACCTCCAAACTGAATCAGGTTGGTATATTGTATCAAACAATGGCAATAATGCCAATGGGGTAATCGTGCATAACTGTCGGTGCGCTAAGATATGGATTCTTGACAAATGATCGTAAGGGGGCGATTGTAGAACTGTGAATAGTCCGCTTTCATATAAGTGTAAGTTCATCGAACCCGGCGTAATCTCATACGCTGATTCCGATCAGGGAACGGTCCTTGTGGGGAAACCCGCGTTGGATCGAATGGGTACGACGTTTAGAAACTGTCCCGTTATCTTTGTACCCGAGCATCATAACGATGCGAGCAAAGAGAACGCATTCAATTTCGACGATCCGTCGGCCAATCCTGCAAGCGGAATTGTCGCGGGAATACCGTACTGGGGCGATGACGGATGGCAATACGTTGACATTTCCGTATGGGATGAGGAAGCGCAAAAAGCAATCGAGAGCGGCTATTCCGTGTCGTGCGCCTACGAGATAGACGAGACCGGAGGGGCCGGAGACTGGCATCAAATCCCGTACGATGAGGAAGTGACCAACGGCCACTACTTGCACATGGCAATCGTTCCGCGCCCCCGATACGAAGGGTCGCAGATACTCGCAAATAGCAAAGGAGGCCAGAATATGGCTCTTTTCGGTATCAAGCCGAAGACGAAAGAAAACGCCTTCCCGCCCCCCGCCCCGGAGAAGAAACCCGGCGAGGGACAAGAGGCAATGAAGAACGCCGAAGACGCGACCGTCGATGTGAACGGGACCCCCGTTCCTCTGTACGAACTCGTCGAGGCGTACAAGATGAAGATGGGCGCCGGGACGACTCCCGCGCAGCTCACCCCCGAAGATACCGTCGAGGTCGAAGGATTCGGCGCGGTTTCCGTGGCCGACCTCATCGCGTCGTATGCTCCGGGCGGGGAAGCTCAGGAAGCCGAGCCCGTCGAGAACGCCGAGCCGCCTACCGACACCCCCGGCGTGAGTCCGAACGATCCCAAGAAGATGAACAACGCGGCGCCGGTGAAGCCCGCCGTCAATGCGGCCCTTCGCAATGCCGCCCTGAACCCCGAAGGCGAGAAGCCCGGGCGCGGCGTCGAAACGGAATCGCAGCGGCTCGAACGCGGTCACGCGCGGTATTCCATCCCGGTCAAAAACGGAGGCTCGAAGTAAATGGCCGAAAACATCAACCAATTCAAGCTCGGCCGTGCTGTCGGTGACTTGGATCTTTCCTTCTTCGGAGGCGAGGCCCGCATTTCCTGCCGGTACAACCCCGAAGCCACGAGCACCGATCGTCTTGTCGCGGGTGAGTCCGTTCTCCTCAAGGACCTTGCGGCCGACGACGTGGCAGGACCTCCCATCATCGACAAGAGGACGAGCGAACACACCGATACCATCTTCGGGACCGTCGTACGTTCGCTCAAGCAGTCCACCTTCGCCCCCGGCGACATAGTGGAAATCGCCATTTCCGGCGCGGTCATGTGGCTCAAGGCTTCCGGTGCGCTAGCTCGCGGCGTGGCGGTTACTCCGGTTCTCGCCACGGCGGGCAGCGTGAAAGCCGTTACCTCGAAGACGCACTACGGAATCACGCTCGACAAGATCGCCGACGCGGGTATCGGTCGCGTTCTCATCCAGGCCAACGGCGTCGCCGTCGGTTCGTCGTAGGAGGCTGAATCATGGCACTCATCAAACGGGGTATGACCCTCCTCAACGCCTCCGGCGACATCGACATCTCGAGCACGGGATACCGGTACGCCATCGACACGATGACTTGGATTCGTTCCAACGTCATCAAACAAATCTTCTTCGAGCTTTCCATCGCCGACTACATCGACGTGGATGTCGGGGAAGCCGCGTGGAAATCGCAGATCGTCCAGAACCTGGAATACTATGAGGGCGGCGGCTTCGCTGACGGCTTCATCAACCAGGGCAACTCCCGCCGCGCTCAGGCTAATGCCGCGCTCGCTCAGAAGAGCATGCCGACGAAGACTTGGGCGAAGAAGGTCACCTGGACCATCGCGGAAATCGAGGAAGCGGCCAACGTCGGAAACTGGGACGTCGTCGAGGCGAAGCTCAAGTCCTTGAAAAAGAACTGGGACCTCGGCATCCAAGAAGGCGCGTTCAACGGCTTCTCCTCGGAACTCCCCGGATTGCTCAATCAGTCCGAGGTCAACATCAATACCACTCTCATCACCGAGTCGATCAGCGGTATGGATGCGACCGAGTTCCAGACGTTCGTCGCCGCCCTCCTCGCTGCGTACTACGCGAACTCGAACCAGACCAGGCTTCCCGATACGTTCGTCATGCCGACGGACGATTATCTCGGCATGGCCGCGGCGGCTTCTCCGACGTACCCGAACATTTCCAAGCTGGAATACCTCGGGAACGCCCTCAAGAAGATCACGTCGAACGATTCGTTTGCGATCAAGCCACTCACCTACGCGCAGGCCGCGCTCAACCCTGAGGCCAAGGACCGGTATATCCTGTACCGGAAGGACCCTGAAGTCATGAAGCTGTCGATCCCGGTCGACATCACCATGAACCAGGCGTACACCCTCAACGGCTTCGACTTCGAGCAGCTTGCCTACGGGCAGATTTCCGGCGTCCTCGTGACGAGGCCCCGCGAAGTACTGTACATCGACAAGACCGCCGGTAGCTGATAGATACCGTACGGACGGAAGGCTCGCAGAAATGCGGGCCTTTTTTATTTACCGCTGACGTGCTTTACTGCTATACCTTGTGGCGGTTACTTTAACATTGGAAAATGTTTTGTAATTTTTTCCCATTCTTTTAATCCACCCCTGATAGCCGAAAGCACAAAGTCTTTTTTAGGATCAGGGATAGAATCCCATATTTCTTTCGGTATAAAAATAATGTTTTCTGATGTAGAATCTTTTGCTATAACCTTGCATCCGCACTTATCATGAAATTCCTGGAAGGTGACGTTGTGCGGATCAACCTCTTCCATGCACTCAGGGCACCACCAATACGAAGTATCTTTATGTAAAGGCTTGTTCCACCATGAACACGTCTTCATGGGCTTTCCTCGATGTCCTAGAAGTTTGCAAATGTATCCCCCGTCATGGTGCATACAGGCTTTGCATGCCCTTTCGCCGGATTCTATGCGCGCATATATTGATTCCACAGCCCTTTCGGCCGCGTTCCATTCTTGTTCGCTTATTTCTTCGCCGTTATAATCCATGCTTTACCACCTAGGGGCCTTTCGGCCCCTTCAGTTTACTTGCTCAAACTCGTGATAAGCTTCCTAAGATCGACCATAACTTTCTCGTTTCCCGCAAGAGCGGCGTCGATGATTTCAGACTCACTGCGGTTGTACTTCTTGGAAAGGGTCTTGAGCGCCTCGTTTCCGATGGTCTCGATAATCTGGTTCATGGTCGCTCCTCACTCTCAATCTATAAGTATTATACTACCGACCGACCTACACGTCAATAGTAAAGCCTCTTTTTTATTTCCCCGCCATGGTCTATTATTACTTCGATGGACGAAATCCTAATCCTTGGAAACGGCATATCGCGCATACCCTTCGACCAGGATATCCGAAAATGGCCTGGCCTATTGTGGGGATGCAATCGAGCCTATCTTGACTTCGGCGTCGAGCTTGACGCGCTTAATGGACATGAGGACGTAATGCGCGAGGCCGAGAAGTACCGAGACGCTCATGGGCTGAAATATCAGATACTTGGAACCGCCGAGAACCCATACACGTGTAAGGATCTTTATAAACAAGACTCTGGTACATATCTTGTTGCCGAAGCTCTCACTCGCGGGTTGAGAGTAAACGTTGTAGGCTTTGATATTGGAGGGCTTGACATCTATTCCCCGGGCCATGAAAAACATAACAAAACGGCATGGGTCAACAGGTGGCGTATTATCCTTCGCGATTTCGGACCCGAGCGAGTCACATTTTGGGGATACGATCACAAGCCTTTTTTGCTCAGTCATCGACACCCATCGGAGTACGCGCGCAACTACATGCACGGAAAGCCGCACATTGAAAACGGCCAGTATGACCAGATGGTTAAGGCGTGGGACAATAACTATGATCGCATTTATGCTCTTATCCCCCACGTTGCCCTAAGAAACATCGGAGAGAGGTGTTGGCATTTAGCGGAGGGAAACGTCGTGATAGACATGGGTGAATCAAAAATAGTCCCGGAATGTGTAGCGGAAAAGTATGCTACACTCTACAGCAAGGATTTTATTATCGAGAAAATATGAACATACTAATCCTTGGAAATGGTATATCCAGGCTTTCATACGACTCTGAAATACGCGCTTTTGGCGGTCAAATATGGGGATGCAATGGGATATATGAAGAGTACGGAAAAATATTAAGCGTTATCGCCGGACATGAATCAGGCATGAGGCTTGCTATTGAGTACAGAGAAAAAAACAACCTGTCGTATAAAATAATGAAAGGGCTGATATGGTCCGGGAAAATAGGCGAATTGTCGTTTACTTGCAATCCTAAATACAGACAGAATACCGGGTCGGCATTGATAGCCGAGGCCCTTTCCCTGGGAAACAATATCATATTGTGCGGGTTTGACTTCGGTGGCCGCGATTGTTTTGACATAGGACATGATACCCTTGAGCTTTCGGCATGGGTCAAAACCATGCGCTTAATAATAAAAGACTTTGGTAAAGATCGGATAACTTTCATCGGGCACGACCATATGCCATTTCTTACGAGCGATCGGCCTGACTCTTTCTATTCTGAATCTTATTTGAAAGGGAAGCCTCACATTGAGGATGAAAAGTATCTATCAGTTCATGGGGAAAAAGACAAGGAAGAATCACGGTTTAATGGCAAGTTTAGAAATGAAATATTGAAAAACGTGAGCAAAAGGGACATAGGTATAAAAAGCACGGGCATGGTAATACGCTCAGGGGAATCGTTAGAAGTCGATGGAATGGTAGCATTCAAGTATGTTCGCTACTATCCAAACGACTTCGAGGTCTATCCATTGCCAAAAAAGGCAAGCGGAAGTATGATTGAAGCGGAGGCATTAAGGATGGGAAGTATCACCGTATACAACAAGGGCAAGCGATCCTGGACGCCCAAGAACGTGCAGGGACTTGAAAAGGACCTTGAGCCCGGCGAAAGCGCGGAGATGGAGGAAGCTCTCGGGCGTCGCTTCGTCATGGCGTACCCGAGGGACATTTCGACTACCGGCATCCCCGCCGTGTCAAGCTCGGATATATCCCGTAGAGAGCAATCATGCGATGACAGGGAAAAGAACTTCAGGGCGTGGGAAGCTTCTCTGAAAGAGAGAGAGGAAAAAGTTGAAGAAAGAGAAAAAGAGGCTGAAAAGCAAGACGGGGAGTTGAGAGAGTGGGACGAACGCCTAAAAGCATGGTGCGCCGAGCTTGAAGCTAAAGAAAAGGAGATCGGCGGTGTTTCATTGATCGACCGCCTCCAGGACGCTGATGAAGTACTCGGCGACAAACCCAAGGGGAAACCCGGGCGACCGCGCAAGGATGAGGCCACGCAGTAATGGCCCGAGATATCGCCGCCTTCAAGTCGCTTTTCTCACGCGGTCAATTCGACTACGGGACCGTGCTTCCGGCCGTGCGAGATGACGACATAACGGCGGCGATTGCCGAGGCTAACGCGGTTTTCAACCCCGACCTTTACCCGAGCGTAGAGGCGGGGGACTTGCCTTTCCTATACCTCACCGCGCATTTCCTTGCGTGTGACATCGACGCGGCGGACACGGGCGGGCAGACTCGGCTTATCCAGAATAGCCGCAGCGCGGACGGTTTATCTGAATCGGTCGAGATCCCCGAGGAACTGAAGAGCGGGGAGATGTCTTTTTACGGAACGACCGCATACGGCCGGAAGTGGTGGATACTCTCCAAGCCCTACGCAGACGGCGCCGTGTTCGCTGTCGAGGGAGCGACGCAACCGTGAGCTTTTCAATCCGCAACGGGCAAAGCGAAGTAAAGGGAGATTTCTCCAAACTCGAAAAGCTCGTCGCGGGATTGAAGGGTAAGCACTCGGTAGACATCGGCGTATTTGCGGACGCTAAGACATCGGAAGGCGTTAGCGTTGCCATGTACGGGACCGCGAATGAGTTCGGCGTCATCACGAAAAACATACCCGCGCGATCGTTTATCCGAATGCCGCTTGAAGTGAAATCGGGCGACATTTCCGACGACGTAGGCAAGCGCGCGAAAAAACACCTGGAAGCCGGAGACGTGAAAGCGATATTCGAGGACATCGGATTCGCGGGCGAGGCGGCAATACAAGAGGCGTTCGACACGCGAGGATTCGGGACCTGGAAAGACGACGCCCCGGAAACCATCGAGAAAAAGGGCAGCGACGCTCCTTTGATCGATGAGGGCTTGCTCCGTAAGTCTGTCACACATAGGGCCGAGTGATGGCCGTTCCTAACCTTTCCGGCGCTATTCGTGGCTGGACAAAAAAGACCGTTTGCCTACTCGTCACGAAAACCATAATCAACGCGAAGATGGTACAGACCGCAACCGAAATAACTCTTGACATGAACCTTCAGCCGTTGCAGCCCGAGAAGGTAAACCGCAAGCCGGAAGAGCAACGCGCCTGGAAATGGTTTCAAATAATCACGACCAAGGCGTCAACTACACTCAAGATTGACGACGTGGTAATCATCAAAGGCCGTCGATTCCGATTAGAGTCCGCGCAGAACTGGGAAGACGCGGGATACCGTCGCTATGAATGCGTCGAGGATTACCAGGATTTCGGCCCGCTCTATTTTATCGAGTACAACGGCAACGAATCGGACGGCGGAACATCCCCGCGCGTGAAAACGTACTACGAGGAAGATACCGATATTGTCGTACTGGCGAACACTTTCACGCGGGCGGGATACACCTTCACCGGCTGGAATACCGAGGATGACGGGTACGGAGAGGACTACACGGCGGGCCAGACGGTCGAATTGATCGAGGATGTCACGCTCTACGCTCAATGGGAGGTTACGCCGTGAACTCCGTCGAAGTCGGCCAGATGATCGCGGAAATCATTCGCACCTATATGACGCTCGACGCTGACCGCGTGGTATTGTCCGATGAGACTTTCGACGCCCCGAAGGATAAGGGGATATACGTCACTATCGCTCTTGGAGATCCGAAGATCATATCAGTGAAGTCCGAGTATATCCCCGCTACGAACATAGAGCGCGGGCACATCGTCTATCACATGCCGTACAACATCGAAATCATATCCCGTGGCGACGGAGCGAAAGAGCGTCACCAGGAAATACCCATGGCTCTCAACTCCATTTCCGCGCAGATGACCATGGAGTCAAACAATTGCCGGATATTCCGAACCGGTGCTATACTCAACCTGACCGCAATAGAAGGGTCTGGCGCGTTGAAAAGATATCGCGTACCCGTTATAGTTTCAGCTGTGGAAACCAAGGATTCAACGCCGCACGTGATCGACAAGTTCACGCCGGTAACAATTAGGACGGAGGCATAGGGATGCAACTGGATATCAATAACGTAATCCAGGTAACGCTCCTTTCGGCGCTTCGGGGGCCCTCGGACGTGAATACCTCCGTGCTCGCTCTCATCACCGACGAGGAACCGATACCGGCCGACTACGGCACGTATCAGATTTACAGGAACCCGACCGGCGTCGCGGACGATTTCGGCATCGATTCCGAAACCTACCGGCTCGCGGTCAAGGCTTTCGCGCAGTCTCCTAACCTCCTTTCGGGTGGCGGGTATCTCGTCATCATTCCCCGAGACCAGACCGCAGCAGCGACCGCCGCGACGATCCTGGGCACGAAAGCCGTGGACCTCACGAAGCTGACCGGGACCGCGTATGAACTGCGCGCGGCCGTGGATGGCGGTGCGGCGGCGGACCTCACAATCGGCACGATAGACTCGTCCAGCCTGGAAGCGGCCGAGGCTTCGCTCAATTCCTACGAACTGGAAACGGCGGGCCTCGTGTTCGAGCTTTCGGGGGAAGTAACCTCCGCGCTCATCACGCTAAAGAGCGACACGGCCGGAGCTTTATCGGCGATCGTGCTCACCGCCGCGACCGCAGGAACCGACATCGCTCCGCTTCTCGGTATCGCGCTCAAGACGGCGACCGGCGCCGCGGCTGGCGTAGAGCGGGTCAAGGACGCAATCCTCCGCACCTATCAGGCGGTCGCGTACTTCGGAATCATCCTCAACGAGAAGATGATCGACGCAAACCTTTTGGAAGTCGCCAACATCGTGCAGACCATGGACAAGATCCTCATCGTCGGGTCCTCCACGGTCGGCGACATCGCGGGCGTATTCAAGACGATCAAGGACGCAGGGCTCACACATACGCGGTGCACGTACTACTCAAACAGCGAGTCCGACGCGCTCGACTTCGCTGCGGGGTACGCGGGTCGCGGGCTCTCGATCAACTTTTCGGGCTCCAACACGGCGCATACGATGCACTTGAAAGAGATCGTAGGGATGGTCGCCGATCCGGGCTTGACGCAGACGATCCTCACGAACGCGAAAAACAACGGCGTAGACACCTATGCGGACCTCGGAGGCGTTCCCAAGGTATTTACCTCGGGCGTCAATCAGTTTTTCGATCAGGTGTATACGCGGCTCGCGTTCAAGCTCCGTATCCAGGTAGCCGGGTTCAACTACCTCGCGAAGACGAATACGAAAATACCGCAAACCGAGCCGGGAATGGTCGGGCTTCGCAACGCCTTCCGCAAGGTGTGCGATCAGTTCATCGCCAACGGGACCTTCGCGCCGGGGACTTGGAACGATCCGACGACTTTCGGGAATCCCGAAGATCACATCCGAAACATCGCGGAGCTCGGATACTTCATCTACTCCGTGCCGATTTCCCAACAGTCGCAGACCGACCGCGAGGCCCGCATCGCACCGAGCACGTACATCGCGTGCAAGGACTCGGGCGCTATCCATTCAAGCGACGTTACCGTGTACGTGGAGGCGTAAGAAAATGAGCTATGCACTCACCGGAAACGATGCGACCGTAATCGACGCGCGAGTCTTCAATGACTTCGCGGAAGGCGATACGGTCGTCATCGACTACGCGAACAATGTCGCGGAGTTGAAGAAAGGCAAGAACGGGAACGCCATTTTCGCCGCCAACGCGCAGGGCGAAGTTGCGACCGCCGTACTTCGACTCATCGCCGGATCCTCCGACGATAAATACATGAACTCGCGCCTTGCCGAGTATCGTAACGATTCGGCGGGATTCGTCCTCATGTCGGGCGAGTTCACGAAGCGAGTCGGCGACGGAGCCGGGAACATTTCGAGCATCATTCACAACCTCGAAGGCGGGATGATCCAGAAGGTCCCCGGATCGAAAGAAAACATCGAGGGTGACACCGAACAGGCCGTCAGCATTTGGACGGTCGTATTCTCGCGCGGCAAGAGGACGGTGGCGTAATGCAGATCGGGGGAAAGGAATTACTCATCACGCCGGGTACGTACCAGGAAGCCCGCGCGCTTCAAAAGGCGATCGGGCGCGCTCTCAAGGGTATGCGCATCGACCTTCCGGGAAGCGTCAAAGAGGACCTGAAGGCCGAGGGCTTGTCCGACATCATCAACGCCTTGCTTAGCGTTGCGGTTGACGACGAGGTCGAGAATTGCCTCTTTGCGTGCGCGGCCCGCGCGGTCATCGGTGGGGAAAAGATTACTACCGAGTATTTCGAGAAAAACGAGAACCGGCAGAACTTCTACCCGATCATGTATGAAATCATCATGGTCAACGTAGGCCCTTTTTTCAGCGGGATCGCTTCGCAGTTCGGGGATATAGCCGGAAAGCTCGGCGTATCCCTGAAACCGAAGTAAACGTCGATGAAGATACCATCGTAGCGCTCCGGCTCGCAAAGTCGGGGTACTACGGTGGCGATCCCGAAAAGGTCTTGCAGGCGCGCGTTGACCACGTGTTGGCGGCGATTGAGTTTGAGAAGTTCACCGCTGACTTTGAGGATGCGTACTACGAATTGAACAAGGAAACTTGACATATGAACGGTGAAGGCTTAGAGTGTAATTACTCCTTTCCTTCTCGGTCTTGCCCCTCGCGGTCCACTCATGCCGCTGAGGGGCTTCTTTTTGGTCGCTTGCAAAACGGGACGACCAAAGGTATTATTGAGACATGACCATCGTTGAGCTTTTCGCACACGTAGGGTTTAAGGCTGACCACGAAAAGGCGGATAGATTTCTCGGCACGGTCAAAGGCATCAAGATAGGTCTAGCGGCGGCCGCAGCCGGGGCAACGGCGTTCACCTTCGCGGTAAAGAAAATAACCGACGAGGCTTTCCAATCCGCCCTTGAGATAAAGAAGCTCCAGGACTCGACGGGCGCGTCGGCCGAATCCCTCCAGCGATGGCAAGCGGTAGCCGATCAAGTGTCCGGTTCAGGTCAAGCCGTGGCCGCTTCCATACGGGCGATCGCGAGCAATCAGGAAAAGATCAAGCTCGGCGGCGGGAATATATCGGCCTTCCAGATGCTCGGTATTGATCCGCGTTCCGATCCTTTCGCCGTGCTCGAACAACTGAGAACTAAAACGCAGGGGCTCTCTCAGGCCATGAAGCGCAACATCATGGAACAGATGGGCGTGTCTGGGGACCTTATTTCCACGCTCGAATTGACGAATGAGCAATTTTCCTCCATGGCTAAGAAAGCCTGGATCATCCCGCAATCACAGATAGACGGATTGAACAAAGCCCGGTCTAGCCTCGTCGAAGTCGGACAGGCGATCAAATACATGAAGGCGCTTATAGCCACGCAGTTGGCGCCGAAGATATTGGAGATAACGAAGCGATCCCTAGAATGGGTACGCGCGAATAAGGAAGGGCTAGTCAAGTGGATCTCCAAAGTGTTCGACTTGATTTCACGTTTCGTCGTGGCGATCTTCCGCGCCGGGTCGATGATAAGTACGCTCGTCACAAATACGATAGGATGGAAAAACGCACTCATCGGCGTAGTGGCGTTGCTCGGAATCATGAACGCCTCTTTCCTCGCGTCTCCCCTTGGCCTGTTCATCGCGGGTATCGTCTTACTCGTCGCCGTGCTCGATGACCTCTACGTGTATTCCAAGGGCGGGAAAAGCCTTTTCGGTACTATGCTCGAAAAGTTCCCCGAGTTGAAAAAGGTTCTCGATAGCACCTTCAAGGTTTTCACCGACATAAAAGAAGTCATATCCAACATCGTGAAGATATTCGACCTCATGGGGAAAGGGCAGGACGACGCGGCGGCGAAGATAGCCGAGAAGGCGGGAACGGCCGGTAAGGTAGCCATGGGAGCGGCTGGGGCTGGACGGACATTCCTTCAGGGCATGAATATGCTCGGCAACGCTGGGGTAGCCGCAGTAACAGGAGACGCTTCAGGATTGAAAGCGTCCATCGACAGGCTCGCCGAAGGGTCGGAAAACTTCCTTGCAACGTTAGGCGTAAAGGACTTGAACCTCCCCCGCTTCGGTCCACAACCGCAACCCGCAGCGGCCGGGAACGTGACGATCAATCAAAATGTGTACGGCACAAACGACGCGGAGGCAACCGGGAAGGCGGCGGCGAAAGAGCTTGAGCGAGCGCTGCAGGGTACGAAGGTACAGCGATCAGCCGGTAACAAGGGGATGAAATGAGCATAAAAACCATTTCCCCGTTAGTTGAAAACCTTGTCGGTATCGACATTGAAAAGTATCTTGAAAAATCGCAAGCGGTAGTCGTTTCCAGCAACTTGAATCAAGGGATATCGGGATGGGTTTTCGACGTTCCTTCCGGCGAGTCAATAGACGAATCGGTCGATATTACGGACCATTGGATTGAGACTGGATCTTTCGTCAATGACCACGCGGTCATCAAGCCTGTTCGTATCACGCTCAATGGATTCGTGGGAAACCTCGTCTATCGAGTCCCGCAACCCGGGAGCCTCGGATATGCGCTCTCGAACCTGTCCAGCAAGCTCACTGAGGTTGACGCCTATGTCGGTCCTCTCACCAACCAGGCTACGGCTAAGGCAGCGGCGGCGATCAATAAGGCAAAGTACGTCGCGGACCAGATCGACGCCATAGCGAAGCGAGCGACGAACTTAATCAACTACTTTACGGGGAACGGCCAACAGATAAACCCTATGCAGCTTGCCTATATGCAACTTCACGCGCTCAAGGAATCGAAGCAAATAGTATCGGTTCAAACGCCGTGGAGATACTTTCCGCAGATGATGATTGAAAGTCTCGCTACCTCTCAGGATGAAACATCGAATGATATTACATCGTTTGCGATCACCTTGAAGGAAGTCCGATTTGTAGAGGTGAAGGTAACGACGTTTGACGCGGATCTATTCCCCCCGGCGCAGGCTCAACAGGCCGCGGACGCGGTGAGTAATGGACCCGTCCAGGGAAAACAGGAAAACGCCAGTTTCTTGTATAAGGCTTTCGCGGGGGGACAATGATACAGATCACCGGCTTGAAAGCCTCCCCAAACCAGACATTCACGATACCCGATCCAGACGCGGGTGAACCTATTCAGTTTACGCTCTACTATCGACCGCGTGTCCGGCGATGGTTCATGGACGTGAAATACCTTGACTTTGAACTCCACGGGTCGAAAGTCGTGATATCGCCGAATCTACTTTACCAGTATTTTCGACTAATCCCTTTCGGACTCGCGTGCATATCTATCGACAAAGTAGAGCCGATGATTGTCAATGATTTCTCTGCCGAGCGCGTTTTACTTTACCTTCTCACGACCGCCGAGAGGGACCAAATCATCGAGGACATAAATAGCGGGGTCATCGCGTGAAGTGGGGAAGGAATTACGAGATACGGATCAAGACACCGGACGGATATCTCATAACTATAAAACCACCTATTACCGCAATAATTGACGTTAACCGGGCCGCAATGGCATCAGTGAATAATTGCTCAATTACTCTTTACAACTTGAAAGAGTCTACAAGGAATAAAATATACCGGGATACTTTCGACTTCGATAAGTATTGGCAGATTATCATCGTCGCTGGTTACGGTGATTCGGAGCTTTACGAAATATTCAGGGGTAACATTCAAACAGCCTTTTCGTATCACCAGGGCACCGAGTGGATAACCGAAATAAACGGGTATGATGGGTCATGGCAGATTCAAAATGGATTCATGAATGAAACCGTCACCGCGGGGACTCCAAAGATAGAAGTATTGAAACGAACCATCCATTCAATGCCGGGGCTTCTTGACGGATTTTTCGGTCGCCCCTCGCAAGGAGAAAACAAGCGCGGTCAAGTATTGTTTGGGCCGTCCTATGAAATCTTGAAACAACAGACCGATAATCGATTTTCGATAGACTGTGAAACCGCGTACATAATGGACGACGACGAGGTTATAGACGGTGACGCCTTTGTCGTGGGAGACCCCGACAACCCGAACAATGGGGGATTGTTCACGACTCCAAAGCGCCGAGAAGAATACATGGAAGTAGAAACGCTATTCTCTCCGGAAATCCGCATGTATTACGTAACCGAGATTCACAGCATGGACAAGAGATACGACGGTCAATACAAGACGATCGGCGTCCGTCATTCCGTTCGATTCTCCGGGGCGGACAGCGGAGACGCGCGGACTATGCTTTCACTTTCGGGCGGGAAAGTCTTCAACAGGCTGGCGAAGTGATGGAAGAGAAAAACCTACCGACTAACCTGGACGTTGTTCTCTCTGACCTCAAGCGGGAAATCTTCGCCACGCTTAATTGCGTCCAGGTGGGGCGCATAACGAAAGTAACGGGCTCCGAACAGTCCGTCGAGGTTCAACTACAGATTAGGCAACCGCTCATTGATGGGACAAGCGCCATTATCCCTGTTCTTGTTGACGTCCCCTTTTTCGTCCTTCAGGGCGGGTCGGCTTTTATCAACATGCCGGTATCGATCGGCGATTACTGCATCGTGCTTTTCAACGATCGAGACATCGATACATGGTGGACGACGGACGGCGTTTCCGACCCGAACACGACCCGGAAGCATAACCTTTCGGACGGTATCGCGCTTGTAGGAATAAACCCAAAGACGGCGGTACGGGATTACAACGGGGACAACCTCCAATTGTTCGGGGATGAGATACACCTCAATGGAAGCACGAAAACATTCGTTACCCATGCCGAGCTTGATATGGCCTTGCAGACGTTCGTCACCGCGCTCAATCTTACGCTCGCCACGAAAAAAGACGAACCGTTGAGCACGCCCGGAGCTCTAACTATTGACATATCGGCGGCTGAAACCACTACAATAAAGACAGGCGGTTGATATGATAGCTCGAGCGCTTGACGCTGACCGGGATTGGATTTTCGGACGCGGTATCAATTCGTACAAAAAAGACATGGACGCCTTGAAGCAGTCCATCGGGACCCGCTTGCGGCAGTGGAAAACGGATTGCTACTTCGCCACTCAAGACGGCGTAGACTGGAATAATCTTCTAGACATCGGCCGGAAAACCCTCCTTGATTCCGACATAAAGCGCGTCATCCTTCAAACGGGCGGCGTGTTGCGGATTTCGAGTTATTCGAGTACACTCGACAGCGAGACGCGCGCGCTCAGTGTTAGCGCTTCGATCGATTCCGTATTCGGCGCCGTGGATTTTAGCGAGGTTGTTTGATGGCTGATACATTCGACGAGAACGGCCTAACCCTTCAAACCCTTTCCGAAATAGTCACAGAGCTTGAGGAAGACGTCCGGTCTATTTACGGAGACGACGCGAACCTTGAACCGGATTCCCCTGATGGTCAACTCATCAACATTTTCTCTCAAGCCGCAACCGACCTTCGCGAGCTTGTCCAGGATGTGAACTCGGGATTCGATCCCGACCTGGCGCAGGGGGCCGTACTCGATCAGCGCGTATCCATCAACGGCGTGTTCCGTCGTGGCGCAACCTATGCGCAGACTCCGGTATCGATCACCGTGGACCGAGCGCTTACTCTCGCGGGCCTTGACGACGCAGCGTCCGAGGCCGCGATACCCGCGGGTGTTTTCACCGTAAAGGATGACGCGGGGAACCAATTCGCGTTACTCGAAACGGAAGTCATAGCAGCGGCCGGGACGTACTCGCTTACCTTCCGAGCGGTTGAAATCGGGCTTGTCGAAACCACGATCAACACAATAACGCAAGCGGTGACGGCAATCGCCGGAGTCACGGCGATAAACAACCCGTCGAGCGTGACGGTCATAGGGGAAAACGAAGAGTCTGACGCCTCGCTCAGAATTAGACGACGCCGAAGTACCGCGATCGTTTCCACTGGATACCTTGATTCCATCGAATCAGCCTTGCTCTCCCTGGACGGCGTGACTACCGCAATCGTGAACTCGAACGACACCGACGCGACGGATATTGAGGGAACTCATCCGCATACCGTGTGGGCTATCGTCGAGGGGGGCGACCCTGACGAGATAGGCGAGACGATATACGCAAAGAAGTCGGCTGGCTCAGGACTACGCGGCGATGAGGAAGTAATTGTGCCGCGCCCGAACGGACGAACCTATACCGCCCGATTCGACCGGCCCGACAATCAAAACCTGTGGATACGCTTCGCGATTATCGTTGTCGGCGGTGGAGTGGTAGATCCCGCCGAACTCAAGCGCCTCATCGTCGAGAACGTCCTTTGGGGTGTAGGGGAATCCGCGAGCGCTGACGTGATCGTGTCCTATCTCAAGGCGGTCAACGCGAACTACCGTATCACCGGGATGGAGCTTTCCAATAACAATTCGACATGGGACGAAGTAATCGCGACGGCCGATTCCGCTTCTAGGTTTGTGAATGATATCGCAAGGATCGCCATATCGTGAACGAAGAACTGATCGCGTATTACGTCAATCTTCTCATAATACAATACGCGAACAAACCGAAGGCCCGCGCGCTTATCGATTCTTTTATCCGCGTGTTGATGATATACGACCTCGTAATCAAAATACGCGATGGATACAACCTTGAAACGGCGATAGGTCATCAACTCGACATCTTAGGAAAGTACATAGGAATTGACCGAGTAATAACCGGAACCGCCTTCACGCGCGAGTATTTTGGTTTTGCGGTTTACGGGGATTATGATTTCGACTTTAACGGGTTCATAAAATACGGCGACGTCCCCCCCGATGTCCAGATGCGCCGGTACGAAGAATCCAATCAGTCACTTTACACGCTCACCGACGAAGAATATCGGATCATGCTCAAGCTCGGCATCGTGCGCAATTCATCGAACGCAAGCGTAAAGCAGATTGACGACATCCTTGATGACCTTTTCGGCGCCGACGTTTATTTCACCGATCGCCAAAACATGACAGTCGTCAGTTACTTGATAGGCGAGAAGTACCGGCGTATATTTCAAATAGCGAAAAGCTCCGGCCTATTACCGAACCCGGCGGGCGTCGGAGTCGTTACGAGCGTTGTGCCGGACATAGATCACATTTTTGCTTTTGGATTGTACGGAGAGGCACCCCCTGCTTTCGCGGTGGGGTTTGTAGAATACGGCGAAACTGCCGTCGGAGGATGGGCACAATATGGCGAAACTTAGCAGGGTAGACCAGAAGGGTTTCGGAGAGACGGGCGGAACTAGCGAGTTCGGCGCCTTCGGATCGGACGCCCTCGGGACCCCGACGACGACGAAAAACCTTGCGACGATTCAGAGCCTCGCGCCCTTCCTTCAGGGCCTTTACGCGGCCACGGCTTCGGCGAACGAGCCGCCCCGCATCCAGGATTTCAACGGGCTATTCCTTCTCCTTTTTTCGCAGCTTCGCTACATATTCCAGAATGGTATCCCCGAGTGGATATCGACGGCCGAGTATTACGACGGAGTTTCGTTCGTCCAGGTTGACGGTGTCACCTACCGATCGACCTACGGAACCGATGGAACCCCGAACGTAAACCATACCCCAGTAGGCGACGACGGAACCTATTGGGAGCCCGGCGAAGAGTTCATCCGCCGCCTCAAGTTCGACGCGGACTTGATAGGATTCACCGGGTACAGCCTTACCGACGAGTACCTGAACGAAAAGATACAGATCGCGCGCAGCCATTCGGTCGGCGACCTCGTGAGCAACGAGATGGGTAATGCGCCCATAACGTTCGCCGCAGCACGCTCCACGACTAACCCGTCATATCCGAAATACAACCCAGTTATTCCTCGCGGAGACGGCGACCACGACATATCGACCACGCAGACCACGCAGGCGGTCATCGATAAGTTTAAGAACGCGCCGCTTACGGTTGGCGGCTACTCGTCCTACGCGGTGAACGTCAGCGGATCGACCATAACAGTGTCCGGGCCGAGCACGACTGTGCGGGATGCGCTTCTTAATGCCATTCAGAATTGCGGATTTGTCAACCGATGGAAGTCAAGCGGAGAGGACGCAAATTACGCAGCAAGTGGACCTGATTGGACGTACGCGAGCCGCATTTACTGCGTGACGATTGACGGGGTAGACTACCCGATAACGGCGGTATCGGTCGGGTCCGCCACGATAACCGTAACCGGAACTCCCGCGTCAGGGGCCCAGACGCTCTACGTCTACCCCATGCGCATAGCCGGTTCCACGACGAGCGCTCGGCTTCGGAGCCTAGCGGGGTTTGTTCCTGTGCCGGCTGGCGATGGGACGATGACCATCATGGCTATGGCTCAATTGATGGATACAATGCAGGGGCATTGGCATTATGATGCAAGCATAGCCCCAGCAGATGCAACAGCAATAGCAGGACCTGTGGATATTTCTGGAGGCACCAGGGCTACACGGCCCGGCGGTCAAGCATCTCCATCTACTGATGGCCCCAACGGAACCCCACGCACCTCAAAAAACACCTCCCCTCGCACCATCGGCGTCGAGGTGTCAACATGGCTCGGGGCATTGGTCGCTACAAACTGGACCACGGCATAAGGAGTTACCATGTCACTTAAACACTTTGCTATTTACAACACGGCTACGCACGAGGCGGAAGACCCTGGAAGCGTCGGGCCTATCGATACGGACGCCATGGAGGACGTTTGCAACCTCGTGGACGACATGGACCCGGAAACGGGCGTCGTTAAGGGAAAGAAGGAAAAGAAGGTCGTCGAGATAAACCTGAGCGCGCAACGTGAAAAGGCGTTATACTTAGAGTGCGCGGGGCGCGGTACGCTCAATGGGGAGTGGAAGGTTTACGCCAAGCCTGAACCGTTCGACTGGGCGAACCTCGTCAATGGGTACGTCATGTCGGCCACTGAAAAAGCGGATTACGACAAAGCGGTGAAGGAATCGGCAGAAAAAGCCGCAAGCGGAGGTTGATCATGAAGCGTTTTTGGTTTTTCATCGCCGTATTCGCGGCCATAATGTTCGTAGGGTGCCCCTCTGATACGGTGGTTGAAGCACCGCCCGCAGAGGAAGAACCTACCGACGAGATCGAAGGCCGGCCGGTTTGGGTTAAGAACGCCCCATGGGAGACAGTCCGAACCGACACTCTCGCCGCGTCCGTGCGCTTCTCCCGCGTAATCGATAGCGTCGAAGCACTCCAAGAAGAGATCGACGCTCACAATGCGTTGTATCCCGAAAACCCGTGGCATCTCTATATCGATACCGTACCGAGCATCGAAGACGCTCCCATGTGCGAGATATGGATTGTAGACAAGATAACGAACGCCCTTAAAACCAATCCATCGAACGGCGAGCCGTATCACTTGCTTTTCGCTCGGTCGGAAGTCGTGACCAGGATGTGGGCGTGGGAATCTGACGCGGCCGCGGTAAATGGTAAATTGTATGTAGACTATCCTCCCCCCCCCGAAGTCGAACCGCCCGCCCCGCCGACCGCAGAAGAGATACATTTATCGCACTACCACTACGTCATCGATCCGGCGCAAAACGGGAAAATCATCTTTCAGGTGAACTGCGTTGACGACTGGGTAACTCTTGGATACCCATCAATGGAACAGTGCCATACCGGACGAACCACGGCTTTCAATTTCGAGACCATGGGAACCGGGTACGTTCGCGTTGATGGGTACGTCTACACCGAGCCTGAATGATCGCGCGCCCCTCTTCGGAGGGGTTTCATTTTATAACGCGGAGCATTAAATGACCTGGGAAACCGTAGCCTTACTTTCACTCGGCGCTCTTGTCCCGCTTCTTGTCGGATCGGTCTATGCAATCGTCAAGCGGTTCGTATCGCGCCGCGTTGATTTCCACGGGCCCGACTCTGCGAGGCTTGAACGAATAGAGGGCGCTGTGATTGCCATACGGCATAGTCAAGAGCTTTCGGCAACCGCGATACAGAAAGTAGACCTTGAAATCGGGTCGATCATTCCGGCCGTCAAGATCACGGTTAAGAAGGTTCGACACGACCTGGGGCGTCTTGAGGAAGGCGAGGAGTTCAACGGCGATCTTGCCGAGGCGTGGAGCGAGATAAAGGCCGCGGAAGAGATCCACCGAGGCGAGCGGTCGATACGTGTGGGAGTGTGCGAAGATTGAAAATCACCAATTCCCTTCTAACAGTCAACCAATTTTCCCGACCGGGGAAAAAGGTCGCGTCCGTCAAGTCTATCATCATGCACTGGACCGGCGTACCGATGCAGACCGCTCGTGTAGTCCGTGACTACTTCGAGTCCAGGAAAAACGGGAAAGCGGGCTATGGTTCCGCTCACTACGCGATAGACTTCACCGGCGAAATACTCCGCATGGTTCCCGATTCAGAGGTCGCCTATCATTGCGGTTCCGACAAGATAGATCCAGTTTCAAAGAAAATCTATACCGACTGGGCGCGCGAAAAGTTCGGGTTGTACGCTTCTCCAAACTCGTCACCCAACAATGTCACAATAGGAATAGAGCTATGTACGGTTGACGCCGAAGGAAACTTCCGCGATGCTACGATCGCCGCGGCCGTCGAGTTGTGCGCGTCTCTCTGCAAGACGCACGGTCTCAAGGCGCAGGATATCGGTACGCACAATCTCGTCGTGGGATGGAAAGACTGTCCTCGGCTATGGGTAAATCGACCGACGTTGTTTTCCGAGTTCGTAGCGCTCGTCGATAGGATCATGTCATGAAAATAACCAAGGGAACCGCGTTCCTTCTCTCTCTATCCGTCGTGTTCATTATGTTCGCCGCCTCTGCAGCCGTCGCGTGGTTCTCGTGGCTCCGCATATCTCCTGAGTACCGAAAAACCGAATTGCTTCTCCCCTTTATCGGGACATTTGTCGCGGCCGTGGTATCGCTCGCCGCCGGGTTTTTTGGTTTCAATGTTGCCGACAATGGCGTTAAGGGGAAGTTTTTCAACCAGGGACTTTCCGACAAAAAGGAGTGACGATGTGCTCAAAACGATTTACCGCATTGCTTTTATCGCTCTGTCTATTTGGGCCGTTACTTCCTGCTTTATCATATTCCGAGGAAGCGCCGATCTTGACGGCCTACGAATCCGAGCTAGCCAGATTGAAAGTGATTTCAGCGAGGCTTCAAGAAATCTCGCTAGCGCTAGATCTGAAACTGAGCGAATCAGAGGCGAGCTTGCAAGCGCTCTCGAACGAGCTGGAAACGCTGAGGATCGAGCTGCAAGGGCTGAAAAATCAGCTCGCGACATCCTTGCAGGGATCGGAAGCGCTAGAGGTGACGCTCGCGAAGTCGGAAGCCTTGCTCGCGAAATTGACGGAATCGTTCAAGGAATACAAGGACGTAGCGGAAACAAAAATAAAGCGCCTTGACCGAAAAGTCAAGGCGCTAACCGTGATAGCCGGGATACTCGTAGTCGGGGCCGCTAGTGGGTGGACGGCGTGGGCGGTGAAGTGACTGGGTGAATTTTCTTTCCGAGTATCATTATTTTGTTTTTTATAGGCCCCAATCTTGTTCTAAGTTTTGCCCTTTCTCTGATAAGCTCAAGTATCACACGGCATGTCTGGCATTCACCGTCCATACCTATAACATCCATGCAATATTCATCGAAATCAGTAGGGCCCTCGTAGGTATACCTGTGCTCTTTGTCATACTCAAGATAATCGTGAACATGGTTGGATAAAAATATAGGCTCGGTTCCAAACGACGTGTCAGGTTTAGTGTCATCAATCCACATTGATTCTATAGATTTTGTTATATCAATCATTCTCTTACGAACAAAATAATACTCCTCTAATATGTCGTATGCCTTTTCCATGTACTCCTGATTGCGCAATGTTCGCCTCCTTTATCATCACACATTCGCAGTGATAGCACACAGCCACGCTAGGGCCGAGCGCGATTTCCTTTCCAGGCGGTATATCGTGGCCGAAAATGGGGCAGTTCATTGGCGACCATCCGGCGTATAGTGAGAGCTTCCATCGCAGTCAGTACCGCAGGCGATAGCGCCGCAGTGGTCGCACTTGGGAAGCTCGACGGTTGCGGACTCAGTGGAGGAGAGGGCTTCTTTTGCTCTCTTGCCAAACTCCGAGTAGCATGGGGCAAGGCGGACACCTTTCTTTTGACATTCCAAAACAATTCCACGCGGGAAGTAGAACATGTCATCCGCATACATAGTCAGCGCCTCACTCAGCTTCTCCACCGCCTCAAGGGCCGACAAAACTTCGGGCAATGCCTTGCGAAGCTCGTCGCTTGCCGGGATTACGTGAGCCTTTTCGAGTAGCGATATCGTCGTGTTGAAAGACAGTTCAACCGCGTGTTTCAATTCCGTATTATCCACGGTTCCCATCCTTGATGCGTGAGACGAGGCGGCATTTGATGTATCCATCGATGTACGACGCTGCTTTCAAGGCCTTGTCGCCTTGGCCATACTTCGGGCACACGTCCGAATAGTCGCGAGGGATCGATCCGTATTCGTCGAACGAACGCTCGGCTTCGTCATGCATTGGTCCTTCGTCCATATCCACGTCCTCGCTAACCTTGGTAGGCTCATCGTATCGCATCTCGTCATGGCAGCCGGCGCCAAGTTCTTGTTTCAGCGCAAGGCGTTCGTCACGGTCGGCTTCGGATTCGACGTACTTGGCGGGCTCGGTGCCTTGTAGACCCTCTGCCTCAATGCGCCTAGCAATCGCAATTCGGTCATTCTCCCATTCGGAGTCTCGGCATTCAGGAATGATTGACAAAAGCGCATGGGCTTCGACAAGAAGATCGTTCGGCCGTAGGGGCTCGGTGCCTTGTAGGATGGCGCGCTCAAGTCCATCGCATATGCCTTCAATGCCTACGGGCTCCATTGGTTGGCGTATACACTTAGTTGCTCGTTCTGCGCACCGTCTCCTCTCGTCGGCCCTCACTTCTGACACATCGATCGTTCCGCGTAGGGCGTTCGCGTATACGGCTACCGGGTCGGACAGCTTGGCGGCTACCTCTCGCTCTACTATGGCGCGCTCGTCGGCCCTGGCCTCCTGGACGAGACGGGAGGCGTAGGCGGCGATGAGTTGCACGCACGCGCCGCTTGTCTCTTTCAGCAAGGTCAATGGCGGCTCCCTGTAGCCAAGTTCGCGGATTGTTCGGAACATCGCACCTAGCAATTCGCGTGCATCCTCGCAGGGCTCCGGCTCGGAGGTGAGGAGGGAAAGGGCGCTACAGAGGTGCCCGTATGCCTGTTGCCATTTGTAGGATGACATTCCATCCGTCATGTAGTCGTGTGCCTCTTGGACGTGATTCTGCGCTTCCCTTGTCCTGCTATCCATTGTGGGCCTCCTGGAAATCTTCGGATAATTCCGATCAATCACGTCTATGCCTCCGATATTCTACGGATCTTTTAGCCGTACTTATTTGTTCCCTAACTCTTTCTTCATAGCTCTTTCTCAGAAAGAATGCGCAAGTATTTTCTGTGTCCTTCCACATCGCTGACAGCGAAGGTGTAGGACAGTTTCGTTTCAAACAAAGAAGGCAATCGATGCAATTGCTCAATCGTTTTCTCCGTATATCTCGCGTCTCGGAGTGACAATCAAATCTTTGATCCGCACAAATTGTGAATACAGATCCTTTGCTTGCGCATTGACAAATGCAACCAGCGCTGCTTTGTCCTCGTCGATGTAGCCAAGACGTGCCACTTCGCCTTTCGCACCATTGTATTTTTTCATCCAGCCCTCGAAAGTCTTAGGAGCAACCTCAACAAGATCGCCGAGCGCGATTTCCTTCTCAGTTGGCTGTATGTCGCTCATCGTCTCCCCCTTCCAATACTTGCAATCCTGTCCGCGATACCTCTGGTTACAGGTCGTTCGATATGCGCAGGTCGGGCAGGTGTTCATGCGTCCTTGTCCGCTGAAAACACGCAATGAAAGTACGATACGTTACCGTCATTCCACCAAGCCTCCCCGAAAGCGTTATGATGGTCCGGCAACTTGTGCGGATGATCGGCCTCAAACTGATAGATGACCGTGCGGCCTACTTTCAACGCCCAAGCCATAGCGGCCTGAAGAGTTGTGAAACCACGAACAGGCGCGATGATATGGCCGGTTTGCCGGTATAGCTTAGCCTTCTTAGGCGTAGTTGCGTGGTATAGCTTCAATCCCCATCCTCCTCTGCGTTGTCTATCATCGCCTCAATCTCGCGGCTAAAGCGTGCCCATCGTGCGCGGTTGTCTACCTCGGCGACGAGCATAGCCGCGTGTAACTTCGGTATCTCAAGCTCGGCGGCTACACGGGCGGACTTGTCGGATTGGATGCGAATGACAGATGCGGTCATTCTACCATCTCGTACGTTTTTTCGAAGATGTCGGGTTTACATGGGTACGCCTCGCCCTGAATACCCTTGATAATGAAATCGCCAACGGTTGCCATGTGCGTTCCTTCAAGAGTAAAAATCTTGAGGCCGTCCGTTTTGACAACATGTTCGTATTCTTCCCATGTCCACTTTTCAGCGGACGGATGAAGACCGATAAAATCTATGACTTCACGCAAATTGCTACCTGTCCATTCGACAGCCTGAATTACTACCGGCCTCTTCCTGTATTGCTTAATCATCCTCATCCCCCTTGTAGTGCCTTCGTCCAGGCCGCCCGTGAGCGGCTAGGAGGAGGGCGCTAGCTATTGTCGTCTTGCTCCCATTTTTGGTGGTTTCTGGCTATACATGCAGATTCTTGTTCGTGAGACAAAGCGGAGCAGTGCATTACCATGTTGTTATCTCGATGTTCAAACAATCTACCTCTATGCTTGCACGTGGCGCACATTACCAAAACACGATACGTTTTTTCGTCTGGGTAGTTGCTCAGATCCATCCTTCCCCACCTCCCGGCCGGAGCCTTATCGCTCCCGCGCCGTTACTATCTGTGATGCCCGCCCATCATGAGGCAGGCCCGCTCGAACGTCCCGGCAATCTGCCAGTCTGACGCCTTCACGTCGCGGCCGCTGGATACCAGGATTAGACAGGCGTTGACGTACTATATGCCGTTGACGCGCTTCATCTTCTCTCCTTTTTCCGGGCTTGGGACCGTCCGCCTACGCGGGCCGCATTGACGCCCCGAAGGGCGCCCCTCTGCGATTAAAGTTCGACGATTGCGAAACGGTCTCCGCATCCGAGCGAACGGGCTTTTTTCTCGGCCCTGGCGTGCGCGTCGCGATAAAACGCCTTGCGGGTTTTGTACACGATCTCGCCGGTCATCCTATCCTTCACTCCACACTTAACCATGTTGGTCTCTTTCATCTTCTCGCTCCTCACTCTCAATCTACCTACATTATACCGCATAATCGTGGATTGTCAACCTAAAACAAGGATAAAAATAAACTAAATAAAGGTTGACAGGTAGCAAAGCGCGTGCTACATTATGGGCATGGATCAACCAACGGTCGAGATTAAGACATTCAAGATACCGCCGAAAGAGGCGCAGTTTAGGCTTACGATAGCGCCATGGATCATTCGTGAGATGCTGTCCGCCGGGGCGTCTTCCGTGACGTTCAAGAAGTGCGGGCTTCACCTCTCTATCGATCCGGTATTCGACCCGCCGAAAGACTAAGCGCATAGACGACGCCGAGCGGTGCATGGTCATACGCCCGGTGGACGTGAGCGATGTGAAGGAGGTTTCGGATGAAGCCGACCAAAAAGTAAAGGAGGCCCCTTGATCCTTCTCACCGCGGCTTTCGTCGTCTTCGCCTTCCCGGTCGTTCCGGTAGAGGCAACCATACCGCGACTATTCGAGTACGCGGTAACCATCGACGAAAGACGCATGAACTACCCGCGATCCGCACAGATCCACAAGCGGACGCGAACCACGGCAGACAAGCCGCGATGTGTCGGGCATCGGTCGGGCTAGTCGCCCTTTAGGCTCGGACAGAGTAGCCAAATAACCCAGCGGTCCAAAGTTGATCGCCATATCGAAAAAGGGGGAACAACCGAAGTTTAGGGCCGGGTTAGCGCTCCGAGAAAAAGCGCACATTGAGATCGTAAAGGCCGGACGGCATGTCATCGTCGCCCGGCCTTGTGTAGAGTTTTGGACACCTCGTAGATGCAAGTAGTAGAAGTACCCGCTCGTAGCCGTTGGCTCGGGCGGGAGTTTTCCGGGACCGATAGGAATGCAGGGCGGAGCGGCGCAAAGGGTAGGGCTTAGCGGCTCGGAGAGTATGCGCACGGTGGACTTGATCACCCACCGAAAAAACACGACCGGGCTGGAGTTCGAATCTCCACGGTTCCATAACCCTTTATGTGTGGCGGACTGCGTGAGCCGCCGGGCTTGCGGGTGGAAAGAACCTGACGACCTACGGGGAGAGTAGTGACCCGATATCTGCCGGTATCGAACGACCGGACAAATCGAACGACTGTGGGCGGAGCACGTTCGAGGGTGGGTATGTCGCTGGCGGTGGAAAGACACCAGGAGCCGGACCGAGATTCCGGCAACGCCCTTGTAGCTCAGTTGGAAGAGCGGCGCACTCGTAATGCGTAGGTCCGTGGTTCGATTCCACGCGGGGGCTTTCAGGTTAATGGCAAACCTTGAGACGCGCGAAAGCGACTCTGCTCTAAAGCCATAATCAGCGAGGCCGCAAGGGTGGAGGCGGCAGGCGTACGAGGCATAACGTAACGGCTAACGTTTGCAGTAATTTGGACGGATCGGCACTACCCGCCGTGGACTACGCGAACACTGCACACCGGGAACCACACGCCCGGACGCTGGTTTTAGGCCGAGTAGCACGACGCGAAAGGCCATGTATAAGGGGGAAAGGATATGACTTCAAGCGTGATAATTAATCTTAATGTGGCGGGCGCTCGTCTTGCGATAAGCGACGACGGAGAGCAGTCAACATTCCTGAAAGGATTCGCGGCCGGGTTGAAAGATTACCCAACTACATATGAGGTGGAGCTACAAGGCGCATCCGTACACGACAAGTTGACCGACAAGGAGCGCGAATTGCTTCGCCACTTTTTCGACCTTGCAATCGGCGAAGTTGGTATAAAATCATGACCACCGATCAGCAGCTATTCTGCGACTCACTCATCGACGAACTGGCCGACAAGTTGGACCTTGACGAAGGGACCATCGGACAGGAGCAAATCCGCGAGGTGGTCGAGCGCCGAATCGAAGATCATGACGCCGAACTACTCGCCGACTTCAAGCGGGACATCAAGCGCAGTTTTGACGGATTCGTGGAGCGGCTATGAAAACATTCGAGATCATCGTCCGCATCTTCGTCATCCTGTTGATAGCTGGCGTCGTGCTCTTTGGCGTCGCGGCGGTTTATCTCAACGTGTTCGAGAAATACCGGGCTCGCAAGCGCGAGGCGAAACGGTGGAGCATCAATGCCAAATAACGACGCCTTAGCCGAAGAGTCCCGCACACTCCGAGCGGACCTGGAAGGCTTGAACCGACAGCGCCACAAGCTAGACGCCGAGGTGCGCCGCATCGAATCCCGCCTCATGGCTATCAAGTGGGCTAGTCATCCCATCGGATCAACTATGCTCGACGCGAAGGGCGACACCTATCAAGTCGGCGGGTACGCTAACTATTGGATGCTCGGCTACAAGATAAAGAAGGACGGGACGCCGGGAACGAGGCTGGTCCCAATCGTGACGAAGAAAACCAAGTTATAGGAAAACGCCTTGCTTTATTGCACATCGTTGGTTACAGTGTAGTCATTAGTACCGCAGCGCTGCGCAGGATAGCGCCGCCACCGAACCGAATAGGGGGTAGACGTGAAACGTGTAGTTTTAGACCTGGATGACGCCTTGTATGAGCGTTTCCATAAGTACGACGAAGGAGATCCGAAGTACATAAAGTACATGATTCTCGTCGCCATGAAGGACTGGATACTCAAGCGAGAGCGCCGAACGGAACGAGCCGAGCGTCAACGAAACGGCGACTAAATAGTAGATGTGCTTGGGAGGAGTTACGGACTCCCTGGCGCATTTCGCGCCTTTTGCCCCGATTGCTCACGTAACGGCGTCGGGGCTTTTTTATTTCCAAAGGCCCTTGACGTGTAGGTCGGTCGGTAGTATGATGGAAGCAATGGAGGACGCATGGAAGGCCACGAAGTCAAAGCGATACGCGAAAGTCTCGGCATAACGCAAGCCGAACTCGCACGACGTATCGGAGTTAGTCGGCGCACGGTGGAGTCTTGGGAATGGGACTTGCGGAGTCCCGGCGAAGAGAACGAGCGGAAGCTCAACGAGCTAAGGGGGAAGGCGTAATTATGGGCATGCCTGTTTTGATCCTTGGACACAGCGGATCAGGGAAAAGCGCTTCGATGCGCAATCTTGATCCTGCTAAATACGGCCTTGTGAACGTCGGTAAAAAGAGGCTTCCTTTCAAGACTGAAAAAAAAGCCCTTGACTCTGACGATTACCAGACCATTTCATCGACCGTATCGCGCGCAACTTCAAATATTATCGTTATAGATGACGCGCAATATCTCATGGCGAATGAGTTCATGCGCCGCGCGAAAGAACAGGGATATCAAAAGTTTACGGATATAGGATTAAACTTTTGGAATCTTGTAAAGCTCGTCGAAACGCTTCCTTCTGAAAAGATTGTTTACTTTCTCGGACACGTTGAAGTAGACAATTTTGGAAATACAAAGTTCAAAACGATAGGAAAAATGCTTGACGAGAAAATAACCGTCGAAGGGATGTTTACCATTGTTTTACGTACACACGTCCAGGACGGGCGGTTTTTCTTTTCAACGGTTAATGATGGTACCGATACCGTCAAGACTCCCATAGGAATGTTTAATGAACAATTCATCGATAATGACCTCGCCGTGGTAGATGCTACGATTCGCGAGTATTACGGGCTTACTGTTAAGGAGGCATAGATGTTTGGGCAAGGCTATCAGCCGAAAGAGTACAACGTGTTTGTTCCTGAGGGTGACTATCTCGTACAGCTTGGAATGCCTCAGGACGTGGAAAAAGCAGGGTATCGGATTCGTGAAATACCGATACGGATCAAAGGGTATGCGGATCACGGCCCCGACCACTGGTCGATTTTTGACGCACCACAGGGAGACGCCGAAAAGCTTGAAAAATGGAACAAGGCGCGAACTCGTGACTGCGACGCTTTCGGAGTACAGCGCGGAGACTTTCGTCCTGAATCGTGGCGTGGAAAAATCGGAATGGTCCATATTGGTAAAGACACAAATGGATACATGCAGGTGAAGTGGTCAATAGTGCAGGAATCAAAGCCGGTCGGCGCTGCGCCCCCCGCTGCACCGCTCAAAGCAGAAGATCCGTTCGGAGAGCCGCCGCGGTCTACGGCTCCAGCTCAACCAGCATTCCTAGACGATGTCCCGTTCTAGGCCGTCATGAAACTTGAGCTATCGCGTGTTCAGCGTATCAAAACCGGCAAGCGCCTGGTAGTGGCGTTTGATATTCCGGCTACTCGTGAAACTGAATACGCGGCTCTCATCCTGAAAGGGCAACCGGCCGACCTGTACGACGTTACTATATCGACGTTACGTAGGAAGCGGTCAACGGGATGGAAGTCGCAAAACCACCACCTTAACGGCCACTGTATGCAGATCGCGCACGAGATAGGCAGCCCGTTCGATGATGTGAAGATGTTCATAAAGCGTCGAGCCATTGCTCGCGGGTTGCCGTTGATGACAAAGCCTAACGGCGACCTTGTTTACTCTCTTGTAGATGGTGAACCCCTTCCGATGAGTGAGGCTGACATGGACACCATCGAGTGCGGGTATTGCATAGACGAATCGCACATCTTAGCCGGAGAACTGTGCATCGTGTTGAGGGAAGAATGAGGCCGCACGGTATCACGCCTAAGTATGACGGGGTAACTCGTGCGGGCCTTGCTCTCTACGAAGAGCGCCTAGCCATATACTCGCGTGACGGTGGACGGTGTCAGTCATGTGGCGAGATGGTCGATATCAACGCTTTTGAGGTTGCGCACAAGATAGCCAACACGAAGGTAAACCGTAAGCGCTTCGGCTCGCACATTATCGACCACCGGCTAAACAAAGCTACGACGCATCCGGGGCGATGTAATGACGCAATGAACATAGGCAATAATCCCGGCAAGTGCGACGAGCTTGTACGACGAATAGAGGAGGATGACTAATGGACCGATACGGCGCCCGTGGTGAATTACTCGCCGCACAACATGAGACGATACTCGGCCCGTTCTGCGTGCCGGCCGGCGTTGAACAGGCTATTGAGTTCAACTGTGACGGTACGACGACGATCTACGAGCACGGCCGCACGCGAACCGAGACGACGCATCGCATAACCGACGATCGGTACAAGCTGACGCGCGACCAGTGGGCCGGAATCATGGCGCAATCATTCTATGACGGCTTTTATCATACATGCCCCGAGTCATTCATCGACGAGATAAAGACCATGCAGTCCGACAAGTGCAAGGGGACCGTTAGCGTCGAATGGAGCCTATGGCTATCCTGGGCGCGCGACACCATTCAAAGCGTGATAGACGACGAGGCTAGAGTAAGTCGCTATCCCGGCCGTGGAGGTGTAAGATGAAATCCCTACCCCTCGCCCTCTTCCTCCTCGCCGCTTCCTCCCTCTACGCCGCCCCGATCAGCCGCGCAACGCTCCTTTGCGTTCTCGGCATCGCTCGCGGCTATCACGTCCCTGAGTCCGTCGCCTATCAGCAACAGATCGAGGAGTCGGGGGATCGCCATACCGGGCAATGGGGAGACGCGAAGGCGAAGAGCCGCGTCAAGTCGCGCGGCTATCACTCCCGGGGGCTTTTCCAGATATGGGAGGAGCCGGGACACCTAGCGTATCTCATTCGGGAGTACTGGCCGAAAGAGCTAGGGGCGTTCGACATCGAGGACCCGATAGACAATTCCATCCTCGCCATGTCGTACCTATCAGCGCTTCACGACCGATTCGGCAACTGGTACGAAGCGCTCGTGTTCTATAACTGCGGGCAACTCTTGAAAGACGCGCCGCAGGAATCGAAGGACTACGCGAGACGCATTATTTTAGCTAGGGACCCAAATATATGACGGTCTTCCTCGACCTATTCGCGGGTATCGGCGGCTTATCTCTCGGCGCGTACTGGGCTGGGCTTCGATTTGACGCGCATTACTTTTCGGAGGTGGACCCTTATGCAATCCGAGTTTATCAGCAGCGATTCCCCGACGCCGTGCCACTCGGAGATATCCGAAACATCCGAGGCGCAGACTTGCCCGCCGGAGCCTGGATCATTGCGGGCGGTTTCCCGTGCCAGGATATTTCCGTCGCTGGTAAAGGCGCTGGGCTGGCGGGTGAACGATCGGGATTGTGGTACGAATACGCCCGCCTCATTGGCGAGCTACGACCGCGATACGCGATCATGGAGAACGTCGGAGCACTCGCTTTTCGAGGGCTCGATAGCGTACTCGGGAGCCTTGCCGCGCTCGGGTACGATGCGGAATGGCAAGATATACGCGCCTCCGATGTCGGAGCGCCCCACAGACGGGAAAGAATATGGATTGTTGCCTACCCCATCAACAAGGGATTATCACGCCCAAGGAGCGACGCACAACGACAAGTCGAGATCATCAAGTCTTGCGACGGTTATTCAGAAAAAAGCGGGATGGCCGACCCCTCGGAGTTCGGACGCGGACAGGGGCGGACGCGGAGACTTGATAGCGGCGGTGAGGAACAAGCCGAACAGCCATTTCAAGATGATTCCGACGCCGACCGCGAACCGGCGGGACGGGCTACAGAGCCACGGAGTGAATGTGGTAAGTGGCTCCCTGAATCCGGTTTTTGTCGAGTGGCTCATGGGGTACCCTATCGGGTGGACAGACTTAAATGCCTCGGGAATAGCATTGTCCCTCAAATCGCGGAGTTGATATTCAGGCAATCGGCGTTTGACGAATGGAGGATAAGCCAATGACCATCCGCGCCGCCGTCTTCGCATTTCTGGATCAGCAGGACGAGCCGCTTATCATTAAAAGAGATGAACTTCATAAAACCATTTATGAAGTTCGAGGCAAGGGCAAGGCAGACTGGAATACTATTAGAAAGAGAGGGAAAGAGTATGCTGATATTTCAGGTGCAACATTTAGATGCATAGACCATTCGCGTAGCATCTGGCTGTTTAAGCCTGGAGCGGCTAAGATTTCAGGCGCGATCGTGGATTGAAAGGAGTTTTATATGTTGGCGAAGATTGAATCTGAAAACTTTTTCACAGGGGCTTTTGGAAAGATTTACACTCGCGATCTTGTAGCGAACATGGAAGAAATGCGCGAACAGGCCGGAGCCAAACAGATCAATCAGACGGCTTTCTTTGACGAACAGGCCGAATACGGCGACACCGTAATAGAGGTTACGCTTACTCTCAAAATAAAGAGCGAGGATGACGAAGAATGAAACACCAACTCGTCAACTGGTTCCCGTTTTGGAAAGGCTTCCACTTCATACGCTTCAAAAAACCGGCATACGGTTGCTATGCGTGGTCGCTTCACATCGGGTATTTCGAGATTCGAAAATGGGTCGTGGAGCCGCCCAAATGAGCAAACCTCGCCTTATCGAAACCAATCTTTGCGTTCATTGGCGACACAGCCGGTGCGTGGAATCTGGAAAATGCCCGTTCGGCTATAAGCGGGTAGACGCGAACGGCGTACAGAGGTGCGAGCGACACGGCGTGATTGAAGACGACCCGAGGAGAAACGACAGCGCCGCTAATCGGGCGTATGACGAGATGAGGAGGAGGGAGGATGCGAAACGTGGAAATATCTGAATCGACATTGTTGAAGTGGGTATCGATGCTTTCAGGGTCCAACTATCGACCGGCAAGCAAAGTGTACAACCAGATTCGAAGCCTGTTGAAAATGCACGGAACTGGCCGTCCGACAGACAAGCCGGAGCCGTGCGAGGATGAACAGCTTGCGAACCTTTCAAGGCTTGTCGTTGCACGTTGCCTTGGGTCACTCGGATCGAATGCCTTCTACATCGAAGCCGTGCACACTCTCCTCGTGCAACATCTTCCTGGCCGATATAAGAAGGTGAGCGAGGCGGTTGAAAATCTTCGTAAGGCCCTTGAAGGAGTGAAAGAAGCTCTAAACGACACCGAGTTGAATATGGGCAATTACGACGATGACGGTGTTCGTCATCTGAATGATGGGGCAATTGAAGCATGGACCATCGCGGATGAAGCCCTCGCCGCCACGGAGCTGAAGCCATGAATAACATAGTTGGCTTGATTCTCTCAGCGGCTCTCATTGCCGACACCATCGCGAACCTACTTCGCTTGCGATGCGTTGAAAACGCCATGCGTCAGCAATCGGAGATGATGCAACAGTCGGACATCGAGGCGGAAAAGCGGATCGATGCGGCTACTGATGTCATCGAAACCGTAGTGCAAGCAACGATTGAAAAGCTTATTGAAAAGTCAAAGGATGCATAATGCCTAGAATAACAGACGACGAGCGCACTCGGCTCCATTCCTTGCTGGACGAGTGCATCGACAAGCTCAACACGCCAAAGAACGCAGTTAAACAACATTGGTCAACTCAGTCGCTAAACAACTTATTTGATCACCTCAAAAAAGAAGTGTCAGAGCTTGAGATTGAGATATTTTGCGAGACGGCCGGCAGCATAAAAGACGAGTGCAAGGACGTCGTCAACATCGCCTTGATGATATTTGACAACGTGCGGGGCAATAAACATGGATAAGCGACCGCACGGGGACCTGGACAAAATTATCGAGCGTTCACGGGCCGGATACTGCCTGACGCATTCCGAAGAGGTGCATCTATGCGACCACGCCGAACGGTTGCGCGCCGCTTTGTTAGGGATGGTAGATGCGCACGGTCCAGAGCCTACCGTTCTAACATCGTTGGCATATGATGCGGCGGTTGACGCGCTTGATCGGTGCCACCCTAAGCTGATCGAGGATAAACCTTGACGATTCCGCATGTATCGTGTAGAATATCGGTGTCGGACCAGTCAACCGACAATAGTTGTCGTCTTGGTAGAGATGGCATAAACTGAGAGCGGCTTAGTAAGGGCGCACGCTACCACGTGCGAACGAGGACAGACATCCTCGGCCCTGACTAAGCCGCTTTTTTATTTGGAGCGAAGATGGACGTTAAAACGTATCCGCCAGAGCTTGCGTATGTATTCGGTAAACTTGCCATTGCGATGAATAGCCGAGGTCAGAAGATATACAAGACAGATCAACGCTTGATAGTTACTACGCTTCGGACAACCGAGGTCTCAAGATACCGAGAGGTTGCGGCACAAGTGGCGAGGGTTGAATAGTGAGCGACAATAAAAAGTATTATTACCTTAAAATGAAAGAAACGTTTTTTGATGGCGAAGAGATGAAGATATTAGAGAGCCAGCCTAACGGTGTTATATATCAAAACCTATACCTTAAAATGTGCCTACTTTCTCTTAAATCTGGCTGAGCGTTACATTTCAAGGATACGCTTCCTTATGATGTAGTGAAGCTTTCATCGGTTCTAAGGGTGAATATAGACACGGTAAAAAATGGCATTGAA